TCGCCATCTTCGATTAATTTATTAACTGATTTCTGTCCGTCTTTGTCTAAATCAAAATAAGGGTGTTTGTCATCAAATATTGCCTTATCTCGGTATGGATTACTATTAAATAACGGTTGTCGTTCCTCGTTCATTTGTTTGCTTACTTCATCCGCCTTGCTTTGCTCTGTTACTTTTGCATCGAACTCGTTTAACTGCTCCAGCGAACAACGACAATTAAAATGATTTAAAGGACTGTTTGTGTCCCAAAAACTATCATCAACAGGTAAACAAATGCCGTCTAATGGTTCGCAAATTTCACTTGTATTATTATCAATTACTGCGCTATATTGCAAGTATGGTAGTGTTGATTTTTGTTCCTCTATTTGGCTCCAACGCTCTATCATTTGAGCTTGTCCGATGGTTGTATCGTACTCGGTACGCATCCAATTAACATTGTATTGGTCGTATATTTTTAACGCTTCATCTTTGAACTCCTTAAACGATTTTATTTCTTCATCGTTTTTTAAAATAGTCATTTCACTTATTTGGCGGTAAACCTTAGCCCCTGAAAAGTATTTTAAATTGCCTATAAGCTCCGATAATAATGATTTTGACACTTTCCCCTCAATAACATCTAATCCACTAATCAAATACTTTGAAACAGCGTTGTACAAATCAATAGGCAACGAATTTACATCAATGGTTCCTGCATAAATACCCTGTAAAAGATTTTCGATTTGTTTCTCAGTATATTTCATTACTCCTCTCCGAAAAGATTTTCTTCTAATAATAATAATTGAAATTTATCACGAATATCAACACCGTCTAAAGTGTTTAACATATCACTATATTCAGCCACAGACTTTGTTTGTATTTCTCGATATTTAGACAAAAAATCAAAAGTACTATACTCGTTTCTTGATATAATTTCATTGCTAGTATATTCATATCCTAAATATAAACTATACTCTAAATCGTATGCTCTTTCGATTACATCAACTAAATTTAAAAACACACTATCGGGCGAATCAATCAAAGGAAGTTTTACATCAATATTCCAATCTACTAAATAATTTTCAATTCCTTTAGCGTGTGTTAATTCATCTGCGCTTTCATTGGCAAAATATTCACTAGCTTTAAAAAATCCGACATTCTTACACCAATTTGATGCGCTTCTATAAAAATAATAGGCTTTAAATTCGTCTGATAATCTAGCTTGTAAATCACTAACGGTTTTCGGATTTAATCTTTCAGGTTTTCTCATTTGTAAATATTTTTTAATTTAGCAGCAACACTTAAAGTATTTTCATCCTTGCTTTGTGTTACCGCTGGACTTGAATCTATTGCGGGTAAATCAAATAATTTAATACCCGTTTGTTCTTCAAAATAATCTTTATCTATTTGTAACCCCGCTTTTTTTATTTCAACGGCTTGTCTAATTACTCTATCGTTATGTTCGTGTTTTTCGTGGTTGTTTTTAAATTGGAATACAACGTCTTCGGGAATGTTAAAACCTAATTTTCTCATTCGAGGCAATAACTCTGAATTAACAAGGTCAGTTATAAAATAACCGTCTTTGCTTTGCTTATCTTCCATCGCTTGGAAAGTTTCGCTTTCTTTTCCTTGCGTTGCCCCTAATTTACCCGCTGTGCTGTCTAATGCGTCTGCGTGTCCTAAAATAACCTTTGATATCGATTTTTGTAAACGTTGCTCAAAGTTCTCATATGATTTCCAAGCTGTACCGCTGTTACTGCTTTCAACTAATTCTATTTCATCCGACATAGCATCGAGTAAAATATAACTAGAAGATCCCATTTGTTGTAATGCTAACTCAAAATTTGTCCTTTCGGCTTCTTCTATTTTTGAAGTCTTACCTACTCTAATAGGCTGTGCAAATAATTCGATATAATCGCCATTAAACCCTAAAAGATTTCGTAAAAATATCTCACATAGTGCAACCTCGTATAAAATACCATATCCACATTCGCTGGTGCCAATTTCATTTGGTGTTGACACGTAAACGTGCCAATCGCTCCAAGGCTCATCTAAAAAAGGCGTTCCTGACAAATTGTAAGTAAGGTTTGAAACAACGTGCCTATCGGGCGATACATTCCAACGCTTTGTTACTTTTATGCCTTTAAATTGATCGTTTGTAACATCTCCTAATTCAATAAGAGAATAGCCAAAAAATAACGCATCTAATGAATGCGAAATAAATCTGTTAAACCAAGGAGCGTCTAATAATTTTTCAACATTCTCGTTAGTATCTCCATTAAGCCCGTATATTTCCCAATCACGCAACATCGTTAAATCCTTACGTCTTTCCATACACGCTTTAACGTGAGTGTTAAGAATGGTATCAATAAACATTTGTTGCTGTTTAACCCTAAAAGGATTAAAAGGGCGTTCCATTTCATCGACTGCTTCACGCCAAGACTTCGTATCTTGTTTGATACGAGCCATTTTTATTGGAAGCACCGAGCGTGATAAATTCTTTTTAGACTCTTCCCCCGTTAATATTGTCGGGGTGTTTGGGGTTCCAAACCAAAGAAGCTTTTTTACATTATCCCAAGCATCCATAATTAATAATTGTTTGAGTTTTTAAGTTGACTTCCAAAACGAATAACACGCCCCGCATCAGCTCTAATTTCTAGTTTTGGCGTGGCTTCTCCCATTGCGCACATCTTTAGCCATCCAATAGCATTATCATAACGTGTCTGTCTTACTTCGGGAACGTTGCGAGGTGTTAATCGTGAGTGCAAATGATATAAAGATAAATCAACAATATAATTAACAAGCTGGGCATCTCTATTGCTTCCAGTCTTTGCCAGTTCTTCGTCAAATAAATACTTTTGAATCAAATACGATCTAGCTTCCCCAATAGCCACTAATTCCGCTTGTTGTCTAATAGCTTCATTTGCGGAAATTATCTGTTGAAGATTTCCATCCTGTATTGTTAAATTAAAATCAGCGTTTTCAATGTATGCCATAGCTTAAAAGAAAAAAAGCCTTATACCTAACCCAATAGATATAAGACTTTTAATAGTTTTAAAGGTGTTGTCGTTCATTTTGTTTGTACGGTGTAACTTCACACCATTTTACAAAAGTAATTAATTAATTAATACGAAATACAAAATTTATTTTTATGTTTTGCAAAAAGATTGCAAAGGTCAATCGTTTCATCTTTTTTCAATAATGTTTTATCGCCTTTTAAAGATTTTAAATAAACGGCTGCTGCTTTTACTTTAGTAAAATTATGAACCTCGTTTGTGTTTTTGTTTATGATTGTGTACATTAATAACCTGATTTAGATGTTGAACGCCCCATATTAATACCCATTGATTTATTACCTCTTTGATAGTTTTGGAACTCATTAACAAAAGATGTGCAACAGATGTAATCAAACAAATCTGAGTAATGTCCTAGCTTTTGATAACGTACTTGTGTTTTATTATCTGTTGCCATTTCTTTTAATTTAGTTCCGTCGGCAGCTTCTTTTAATCCTATAAAATCCGATATTGCGGTCTTGCAATTTTCCCCGATAATTATCTTAATCCCTCCAAATTCCTTTTCTAGTACGGTGTTTATGAAATTACCCCGCATTACGACGCTTGGATTACTAGCTGTCACCCTGTTGCGGGGTTTAAACTGTTGTAAATAGTCTAATATTAACCTGTAAAAATTATAACCGTTTTCGAGTTTAGTATCTTGCTTGTTTGCTGTTGCATCGCCATAAACAAACATCCCGCTTTCGTGTCCTTGGTACTTTCTTATGATTTCATTACATACTGATTTAACGGTGTTGTTTGGTGTTATTCCGCTAATCTCATCAATCATTATAAGTTCTTTGTTGTTTATCTGAAATATACCACAAGGTAAGTACGGATTTACGTTATCATCCCAACTAATATGCAAAGGCAATAAAGGATTGTAAGAAACTTTTTTAACGTGCTGGTCTATTTCAAAGCACTTGTAAAACTCCCCGCCTGTTTTTAGTTGTATATCCCAGTTACCCTCGACAAAAACCATATACTCAAACGTAGGCAAGTTTTTAAGGTTGTCTAAATATGCTTGAGGTAAATAAGGATTGTCTGTTATTTTAGCAGGAATATAAAGCCATTCTTTTGGAATCGTTCCGTCTTTCCATTTATCGTAAATTGTCTTTTTTACCCATCCAAAAGTAGGGTTACACGTTGCTAGTATAATTGGTTTAGGTTGTGTTGTTGCGTGTGGTATTATCCAACTACCCGCCCTTTCAAATGCTTTGTAAAATGATTGTTGTTGACACTCGTTTATTTCCTCAAATAAAAATCCGTTTACCTCTAATCCTTTCATCCAATCGAGGTCTTTATCTTGTGAAAAGTTTTCAGATTTAAAGAGTATTACTGATCCGTTTGTATGGTGGTATTCATAAGGCGATTGTCGTATTGTTCCGCTTGGCTCAATTTTTCTAAACGATGGTATTGTTGTAGTTCTTATTTTTTCCATATCCTCACGGATTACGCACCACCTAGAGCGTGGAAATACCTCGCATAAAATAAGTAAAGCAGACAACCCCCAAACACTTTTTCCTCCTCGTATTGCGCCACCGTAAAGAATGAAGTTATATTGTTCGCTTTGTAAAGCGTTCATTGCTTCGGTTTGTTTTGGCGTTAAGGTCATACTTGTATTTTATTCCCGCCCCATTCGATTATTGTTGCGGTTATTTCTTTACCGTTGGTTGTTATATCTGTTGATTGACTAGCTTTTCCCTCTGTTCTGTCTTGTAATTCTTTTCGCTCTGCTAATTCTTCAATCGCTTTTTTAACGTTGGTATGCGCTATTAAAGATGCTAATGATTGAGGTTGAAAATTGTCAAAATCTTCTAATGATAGTCTAATAAGATAATTTTGCCAATAGCTAATAGATGTATCTTTAGACCACGTTCCGTTAGATCTATTTTGCGGGTTGTCTGAAAAACCGCCTTTCCCTTTTGGGTTGTTTATATCTCCTACTTTTGGCATTTATCTTAGTCTCAAGTTAATTAACTTACAAAAATAATAAATTTATCTAACATTTCAAAAATAAAATGTATTAATTATTTTCTAAAGTTTTACTTTTTATTCTATCACGCACCCAGTCGGTAACATTTGAGCGTGGATCTAAATCTATAACATCATCGTAAATTGTATCGTCTAGGTCGTCTTTTCTAGCTATTTGTCTAGCTTCAAATGATGTTAAATTTTCTTGTTGTAAATATAATTGATATACTTTTTGGTCTGTGGTAATTATTGCTTTAATCATTTTGGATTTCTTTTAATTGGTTTTCTCTAATTATTTTAATTTCTCGTTGTAAATAGTCAACTGCTTTCTCTAAATCTTGTAATTCGTTTTGTTTTTTTCCTGCTCGACAAATGTATTTTAAAACATTAAAGCGGAAAAAATTAAGGTTGTAATGTGTTCCGACATCGATAAGGTCGTAATCGTGTCCTGAGGTGTAGTGTAGTGGTGTCATTGTGATCCTTTTCTAATTAAATAATAAAACAACCAAATCAATTTTGGTCTTATAAATTCATAACTTGCCCATAATAAAATGTACTTCATATTACTTTTTGTTGTTACATAAACCCCATTTTTTAGGGTTTATCTTGTTGTGAAAGGTTATTTATTTTTTAAATTCATTAATATTGTTGCTCTTTGACTTGCGCAGCTTAATTTGTGATTTACCTCTTTTTGTCCGCAGTATTTACAAGTGCCATTGTGCCAAAATAAATCGCAGTTGTAAGCATCGCACTCTCTGTTGGTGTTAATGTATGCTTGTCTAAATTCATTTGCTGGTGCTGTAAACCGATAACAAATATCTTTTGATGGGCAAAGGTGGTCGGAGCATTTACTTATATCCATAACTATCAATTATTTTACGAGTTTTCTCGTGGTTAAACTTCTGTATAAAATTATCGTTGTAATCAAATTCAAATCCGAATAAACTATTGTCATCGGTATAAATAAAAAAATAGTACCAATTCCAATGCTCAACTTTATTTATCCATTTACTCGCTACTTGTAAATTTTTGGCAATACTTAACATTCTGTAAGGTCTGCCTAACTTTGAAAGAGCTGGCGTAATTGATAGATTTAAGTCGGTTGGTTTCATTTGTAAACGATAACGTGTTTACTTGTGCATAATTTAGTACCGCTTTCAAACTGAATTAAAACGTGAGTAGAGTTTGATTCTAAAATAGTAACTGGTTGTTTAAAGTAATACGCTTTCATAATGTTATATTTTAATGTTTCAACAAAGATTAAAAGTATTTTTTTATTAAACTAATTTTTTAACATAAAATCGTTATACCAATCCATAAACATATCAAAATCAGTGGCTACAAAGTACACACCACCTGCACGAAGTATATCGTCTTTGTATTTATATTGCGCTTGGCTCATTTTATCCTTACCTATCTTAACTTCAATCTTTACTGAACGCCCTTTAATAGTTGCGCTAATGTCCGCAGTTCCGTTAGTAGATGTGCCTTTAATATACTGCATACTACCTATTGTTTTTCTGCGACCTATACAATCTTCTACTACTTTAGTTTTATCAATCATTCTACCCATTGAACTAATACGCTCCGCTTGGTGTCCTGAAAAGTTTAAAAAGTCCTTAACGCATTTAGTAAGTCCGTTTGCTGTTTTATCTGAATACTTTGGAATAGGAATGCAGTGATCAGGGAACGATGGATATTTATATTTAAGTTCTTGTACCGCTAGATTAACTAGTATTGTTTTGTTTTGTTTGTTCATTGTAAAAAAGTGTAAAAGTGTAAAAAAGTGTAAAAGCGTTTTTTACACTATAAGTTATTGATTTTTAAATATTTAAACGGTTGTAAAAAACTTTTTCAAAAAAAGCATAAACTATTATAAAAAAACATAAAGCATTAATTCTCTTATAGTTTTACTCTTTTTACTTTTACATTTTTACAAAATAATAAAATAATAATATAAATAGTTAATATACAGTTATTTATAATTTTTTTTTAGTGTAAAAAAAGTGTAAAAAAGGTGTAAAAAACACAATTTTAAATGCCTTTGTTTTTTACAAAATTAGAAAGGTATTTCGTTATATTCTTCATTATCAATAACTTCTGTTTTTCTGTAAAAAATAAAAGGCGTTCCTGTTTTTTTAGTAATAGAGTTATCTTCAAAAGCTACATACCTCTGCATTTGTAAAATTTTACATTTCATTTCATCCTTTAAAACTTTACGAATATAAGATATTGAAAAATTATTATTGTGTAAAAACCATTTTTCTTTAATGTCTTTTGAGGTTGCAGTAAACTCATTTAGATTATTATTATTATTAAAATGGTCATCAATTAAAATTTCTAGTTCTTTGTATAAACCTGATCTACTTTCTTCTTTTACTGAATTAAGGCTATCAGTTGCAATTTCATCTTTTGTAAAAACCATTCTAGACTTTGAAAAATCTATTGCAGATAAATTTAGTAAAAAATCTAAAAACGCTGGTATCTCATTAAATAATTGATTTTCAATTTGCGTGTTTTTCTCCTCAATAGGTTTAATTTTTCTAATCCAAAAACGAATTTCATCATCATCAATTTTCATAAAGTCAGTTTCTTTATTAGTACAAAGAATTATTTTACCATAAAAAGGTATAGAATATTCAGAAACAAACTTTTGATTTACGGTTATTGTTTTGGCAGTAGCGATTGACTTTAATTTTTCAACTGTTGCGCCTTTTTCTGCCACAGCTTCATCAATCATTATAATATTCTTATTTGCGTATAGTGAATTAAAATCTCTAGTTATTTCAGTAGGTGAAACCATTACTGAACTTTGTCCGAATATCATTTGAATCCAGTTTAAAAAAGTAGTTTTACCGGTTTCTCTTTCGGTAGATACAAGAACTAAAATTGGCATTATTTGTTTAGGAAATTCAAATAGTAATTTCATATACTTTAAACCTAATTCAATTTGTTCCCCAAAAATATGATTCATAAACGTAATTGAAGTATGATAAGTTCCTGATAATGGAGTATGTTGAAATTTAGGATATAGATTATAAAATCCATTTAATGATTGTTGATAATCTATATTATTAGGAATAATCGTAAAGTCATCATACTTATCAATTCTTTGAATTAAATCTGAATTATGATCTAGTTTAATTTCTTCTTTTTTCCAAGCTTTTAGCTGCTGGGAAATACCTCCGTACCTATCTTCTTTATGTATAATTTTATAATAGTCAGTTCCTACTCTAATGTAAGGTACTGCAATCTTCATTAAATTAAATTTTACAAAAGACAAAGAATGAAAATAATTATTTTTAAATCTAATCTGCGTTAAAAGTTGAAATTTAGAATAAACTCCATTTAACAAATCGAAATCATTATTATTAATAACTTCAATAGTTAAATTATCAAATTTAAAAATAGGTTCTTTTGCATACTTTTTCCAAACGTAATTATCTTTTAGTTCGTAAGTATCTAATTTGTTTTTAAAAATATCTTCAAACTCTCCAAATTGACAAAACCAGTCAAAAGGATTAATTGAAATATCTGTTTTTTTGTTGATGAATTTTTTATCCATAGTTTAAATTATAAATGAGAAAACCCTTTAAGCCATCACACTTAAAGGGTTGTTCTCTGTTGCTAAAATTAGCAAAATGAGTTCCTTGCAAGTGATGGGTTGCAATGCAAATATAGTATTATTTTATAAATAACGGTTTAAATTGTCCGCTAAAAATCATTGTTTTTGCAGTTGTTTTATAAACTTCTGCCATATTTAATCCGTTATGCTTTCTCGATAAATAAGGATTTCCATTAATGCAATTTTCTATTAATTGAATAGCGTTACTTTCAGAAATATAACCAGCTGAAATATAACCGCCAAGCGCAAAAGAAACCGCCCTAAGTTGTGGGTGTCCATTTGATGTAATTTTATTAATAGCTGATATAATTATCTTTTCAATATTAGAGTTTGATTCAGTAAAAAAATACTGTTGAACTTTTAAAGGTTCTGGAGCAGTATATTTTTTATTAAATTCCGTATAATCTTTACGAACTAATATTTCAGTATCATAACTCATAAACATTGGTAAAACTGCGTTTTGTGTTGCGATGTCAAAACCATTGTAAATAGATAGTTCTTCACGAATAGCATTGTAATAACTTTTAAATTCATTTACATTTTTAGATATAGGAATTTTAATTAACGCCCTAACTCCTTTTTTTGAAGCTGATAACCAGCAGCAAATAATATATTTATATTCTTTAAACAAAGCGTCTTTAAATTCTTTTGAATACTCTGTTTCCAATCCGTCAAAATCTACCGTTAAAAGCCCTGTAAATCTATTTATATCGCTATATCTACGCTTATTATTAACTAATACTGCTGGAGTAAAAAAATAAAGATGTCTTTTAAGTTCATCTTTTTCTGCTTTGTTGTTTGATAAAGATGCAATTTGTATTTTTTCAAATATATCTTTAAATTCGGGTTTAGGATTTTTCATAGATTCAATCCAATAATCTAAAGAAACACAACCTAATGGACTTGTATTTCTAATATCTGATCCGTAGTATTGGAATAATATTGATTTCATAATAATTTAAGTTTATTATAATTTTCAATATGTAATCCTTTAATAGAATGAAATATATTTTTATTACTTAATGAAAAAATAAAATCTTTATTACTAATTTTTCTAATTTCACCAACATTAAAACTACCTAAAAAACCATTAAATGTATGATGTTCACAATATCTATTATGTCGGTCTTGATGCCAAAGATTATTTTCTCCAATCCATTGATTAAGTTTGCCACTTGAATCTTTTATTACCCTTTGATTTTCATTTAAAATAAAGTAATCATAAGATAAAGACGGACAAATAAAAATAGGTATTCTTTTATAAACAGTTGAATTTTTATAAACATCAAATTTTAAAGTTGAGTAATTTTCTGCTTGTTTAATAAACCTACCAATTTCTTCACCTCTTTTTTTATTAGGAATTTTACATTCTATACCAAAAAAATAATCGGTATTTTTTAGTTGTAAAATCAAGTCAATTCTTGATTTTTTACAACTACTCCAACATTCTTGCTTTACAATAAAATATTTCTCAAAATACGGTATTAATTTTAAAACAAATTCTTTTTCTAATTGTTTCATATAAGTAAAAACCCACAAATCAAAAGGTCGTCGTCTTTATCATTGTGGGAATTTTATAAAATTGTTTTTGTAGCGACGACTCTACTAATGCAAATATAAAAAAAAATGGCATGTAAAATTAATCACGTGCCATTTTTATTTTAAAATGGTAAATCTGTAGCTGAATTATCAGGAACTTGACCTACCGACTGCGGAGTTGTTATTTCTGCATCGCTTAACTTTTCAATTCTCCAACCTTTAATACTATTAAAGTATTTTGTTTCTCCAGCAGGATTAATCCACTCTCTACCACCTAAATTGATTGATACTTTAATATTTTGACCTACTGACAATCCATTTAATAAATCGGTTTTATCTTGTACAAACTCAATTAATATACTTTGTGGATATTGATCATCTGTTGTAACTACTAATTCACGCTTTTTAAAAGATGCGCTTACTTTTTGTTCTTCTCCTATTGATTTTACTTTTCCTATTACTTCCATTGTTTGTTATTTATTAAATTAAGTTTATATTGATTTTTTAAAGTTTCAGCTTCATTAATTCTATTTAAAATCTTAGCGCAAATATCATCATCCTTATCAATTATTATTTCGTGATAATACTCTATACCCTCAAAGATGTAATAGTTAAAGAAATGCGCTTTATTTCTATTTGTAGCCATCATTTGCATTTGCATTTGATAAAGATATTTATCATCAATTTCATTTGTAGCTACTAATTTAAAGAAAGTATTTGCTTTTGGGCATTTGATTTCTAAAATAGCATCAGTTCCTACTAATCCATCAGGCGAAGCTCCAGCATTATCAGTTAAATTAAAGAAACCGCATTCAGTAACATCTATAAAATCAAATGATTTTAGTTCTTTAAATTTAGCAAATGCCAAAGGCTCTAATTCAATACCTCGTTCCATATCGTATGAAACAAAATTATCTTCTACTTCGCCAAACAGTCCTTCAACTGCTTTATCAAAAGCGTAACTTTGCCCTGTAAGTCCTAGTGCTTTAATACCCATTAATTTGTAAATCTCACTAGCTGTAAATTTACCTAATCTTTGTTGATGCCATTCTAAAGTGCGTTGTACTGATTCCATATTTCTGTTGTTAAATTATAAGATTTTTCAATTTGTTCTTTTGTTGCCTTAGCTTTTTTTGCAGATTCAAAATTAGCTGTAGTAAAATCAGGTTTTACTTTTATAATTGGTTGTAATGGTTTAATACGAACGCCATCTGTAATTGCTCCCATCATTTTTACATTACGATCAACAAACATTTCAATTTTCATTCCTTTCCAATTCTC